ATGCTGGCCTTTCTATGGGTGGTGGAATATTTACATATAGTTCAAGTAAAGCACTTCAAAATGATGGTGGTGTAATCCTAAATGGGTGGGTTCGTATTAGCTACGACTACATCACCCCTTTGATGTTTGGGGCTAAAGGGGATGCCAACTATGATGATAGACCCGCCTTCCAATCATTTGTTTATTATCTTCATTCACAAAAGGGTGGTGTTTTAATTATACCTAGGCCACCTGTCGAATATCGCTGGAAATCTTATGATGCAACAGATTCAGCATGTCTTGTTATTCCTGCACCAACGTCTGGTATTTATATTGACCCTATTTGTATTTACGGACTTGGCAATTTAATTCAGATCAAAGTTGACTTAGGTTCTGGCGTAACTATTGATAGCTCAATCTTGTTAAAAGGCGGTGGCTTATATAAGAAAATTGAGAATATTTCAGTTTGGGGTGGTAAAGATAAAGATACAAAGAATTGTAATTATGTTCTTCGTGGTGACACTGCTGCTTATCCTAATTTAACTATTCGTGATTGCCAGTTTTATGTTGCGAATGAGGATTGCTTAAAGATTCAAACATATGTTTCTGTTTTTGATAAGGTTCAAACAGCCTACTCAAAACGAGGTATTGTTGTTGATGGCGGAGGAAATCCACAAACTTCTGTAACATTAAATAGCTGTTATCCATTAAACCACACCCACAATGGATATTATTTCTTTCAAACAACGTATTGTACTTTTAACTCTTGCGCAGCAGATCATATCATTAATGATACTGGTGATGGTTACGAAGCATATCCGTACTATATTGATATTGCTCGTGGTGTAACATTTAATGGATGTGGTGCTGAAAGTTCCACACGCATTTTAAAAGTTCGTTCAGCGCAAGGTTTGACAATTAATGGATTAATGACATTGTCTATCGGTGATAATGATAATCCACCTGATACATTGATGCGTATTGATGGGGGAGCATCAACAGTAATATCTGGCTTGTGGAATCAAAAATCCAAAGGCGTTTACCTATAAATTAACACTTGGTAATGCTATATCTGCTGAGAGCGTCACGGTACTCGATCAAAGTCTTGAGCCTAAAGATGTTTCGTATTTATCTAACTTTCGATTCGAAAATCCTATACGTTTCTTGATGAATGATTTCTCTAGAAAAACACAAGACAACACATTAACCAATACTGGTAATGCTACAACCAATGCCACAAATTTTAGCAACTTAGCTCAATTGGCTTGGAATACTGAGTTATTACACGACGAATATTATTCGTTTCCCATCTGGTGATTTTCCGATAAATGCTACTGTCTATTTGTCGAATTTAAAAAACCGAGGTGGTGGTCGTATTCGTTTGATTGGTCATCATGCGGATGGAGCAAGTCGTATTGTATTACAAGGCGCAGGAGGTGTGGCTTTTGGCATTCTTAACCAACTATCTGAAATGACCTATACTGTAGAGAACCTGAATCTTTATTTGAGTGCAACACTGGATGCTACCAATAAAGGGGTGACTTTCTATAAAGCGAATGTTGTTTTTACGACTGGAAAGATTACATCAGATAATGGATCTCGCCAATATGCATCAAATTTTGGTTCGAAAGTAACATTAGATGCCAACTCATATATAGCAACAAGCTTATATGGTTCGCTAGAAGTGAATTATAGCTATAAAGCAACGACTGCCCCTACAAGTAGTACTCGTCTTCCAATAGGTACAATGTTCAAAGCTTCTGATCCGAATGCAACGCGTATTGGTTGGATTAACACGGTAGATAATGGGGCAACTTGGCAAGTAATTTAAATCTAATTTTTAACAGCTACAGGGCTTAGGCTCTGTAGCTGTTTTTACTTAGTTATTAGCCAGTGTGAGTGAGTAAGTTAATGAAAAATCAAAATGTCACTGATAGAATCCATAACGTATTTTTTCAATGATATTTAATTATGAATAAAAGAAATGATATTCAGATTTTGAGAGCTTTTGCTGTTATTTTTGTGGTGTTATTCCATCTTGAAATTTCTGGAATTCAAAGTGGTTTTTTAGGTGTTGATGTTTTTTTTGTTGTAAGTGGTTTCTTAATGGCGATTCTTTATAAGCCAGGAGAAACAAAAAAATTCTTTGAAAGGCGAGCAAAGCGCTTACTTCCTGCCTACTTTGCGACAGTAATCCTTACATTAATTGCAGCAATATTTATTGTGCTTCCTTCAGAACAAGAAGCCGTTCTAACTCAATCAATATATAGTGTTTTCTTTGCTAACAATTTTGGATTCTGGCTACAGAACTCTTATTTTAGTAAGTCTGATTTCAAACCATTGTTACATTTATGGTCACTTGGAGTTGAAATCCAATTCTATTTAATAGTGCCACTACTGGTCTTTTTCTTTAGAAAGTCTAAATTTTTCTTACCTATTGCGTTGGTAGGTTCTTTATTAAGTTGTATTTTTATCTTGGGGTTAGCCCCTCAAACATCATTTTTTATGATGCCATTACGAGTTTGGGAGTTCTTGATAGGCTTTGTGGTAGCTTATTATCTCACTAATAATGGAAATATTAAGTTCAGTAATTATAGCTATTTAGGGTTAGTTGGCTTAATAGCGATCTGTGCTGTTCCATTCCTTCACATTGATGGAAACTCTGTAAATAGATTAAATGCACATCCTGGTATACATGCACTAATAGCATGTATTGCGACTGCTTTGGTTCTAAATTTTGGATTACCAAAAATTTTACAAGAAAGTAAGCTTGGTTTAATTCTTTCTAAAATTGGAGACTATTCTTACTCTATATACTTAGTTCACTTTCCAATAATTGTTCTATATCTGTACAAACCTTTTACTGGAACAAATCTTCATCCTGAAAGCCTATCAGACAAAATTATTTTATTTATTCTGATTGTAGTTGCTTCAATATTGATGAATAAATTCATCGAAACACGGAACTTTAAAAACATAAAATTGGTTTATGTTGTTTCTGCTATATCAATTTTTGCTCTAATTGGCATCACTAAAGTTACTCAAAATTACTTCTATAACCAACAAGAAAAAAATATTTTTGCGGGCTTAAAGGATCGTGCAACATATCGTTGCGGTAAGCTAAAACGTATTGTCGATCCGAAGGCTGTGACATGTAAAATAAATAAAGAAGATTTTGATAAGTCAATTCTATTGGTCGGTAATAGTCATTCAGATTCTATAAAAATGGCTTTTGCGAGTGTAGCTGAAAAACATAAGTTTAATACTTATTTTGTTGTATCAAACACACCATTGATCGAGGGTCCATTTACAGTAAGCACACTTATCAGTGAAGCCGAAAGATTGGGTACAAATACAATTGTTATGCATTACTCATCACCAGCATTGGACGATAAGCTGCTTGGAAAGATTGAGGAGATTTTAAAACATAAGGACATCACGATACATTTCATTATGCCTGTGCCTATCTACAAAGAACCTGTGCCCAAAATTTTATATAACAATAATTCAGCTGCTTTGTATGGTGTAGATAAGTATCTTGATGATAATTCTAATTTCTTCAAGAAAATTGAAGCATTAGAAGTTCAACATAAAAATCTAAAAATATTTCATGTTAAGCAAATATTTTGTAATACACAATGTGTGATAAGTGATGCTAATAAATACCCTTATTACTTTGACAGTAATCATTTGAACTTAACTGGAGCAAAACTCTTAGAACCATTATTTAATAAAGAATTTGATGGTCTCTAATTAAAGTTTAAACACTCAACAAACCCCTATAAACCCTGATCTTTAATTAGATCAGGGTTTTTTATTACCAAAAATAAGGGGGAAGCATGACAGATCATGCACAAACAGCAATTGAAGCAAGTGCAGCGGTTACAAGTGCTTCTTCAAAAACTGCTGTAGCTGGTGGGGGAGTTTCATTTTT